ACAAACTGGCTCTCCTCTGAGCCTTCGATGAAAGGAAACAGGATATGATTCTGTCCAACTCCGTCAACGATGCATGGCTCGGAAGGACCGCAGCCATCGAGTATGACAACGCAATCCAGTATGCTGGTGTCCTTGTCCAGGGCGAAACCCACAAGGACATCCTGCCTGGCATGGTCATGAAGGACCTTGGCAACAAGCGCATGGCTCTGTACGATGGCACTGGCACACCATTCGGCCTTGCATCCCTGTTCGATGCACCCAACTATGGTGAACGTGGCATCACCCAGGTTGGCGACAATGGTGAGTTCACTGCCATTGTAGGCACATCCAACACCACTGTCCGCATCCAGAAGGTCGCTCTGGACACTGAGTCTGCATTCACTCTCAATGACAATGGCACCGCTGTGCCAGTGTATGCAAATGCAGATGGCAAAGTCTCCGCAACCAAAGCTGGCGAGCCAATTGGCAAACTGCTTGAGGTCGCAGACGACTCCATCGTCATCCAGCTCTACAGCCCGGCAATCTCTGCCTGACTATAAGTGAAAGGAACTGATACAATGGCAAGAAAGATTGCTCTAGCAAAGGATTACGCCAAGGTTGCTGAAGGCAACATCAGGCGTGCAGGCAAGCCAGCCTCCAAGGAGAACAAGGTTGCTCGCATGAGGGCACTGCTTGAGAAAGGTGGCACCGCCAAGGTTGCAGAAGCTATGGTTGGCCCAATCTCCATCAGGCTCAACTACGAAGGCATTGCTCGCCAGGCTCTTGTCGAGGACATGCCAGATGCTAAGGCTGGCGTGCCTGCATACGATGTCCTGAACGACCTCCCGGTTGCCTACCACCTGAACTCCAACGATGGCCAGGTCCGCATCTCCCGTGTCGAAGGCAAGCGAGTCATCCCCAAGTATGGACGCATCGCTGCCGAATGGGAAATCCAGCGCACCGACATCGAGTTCATGAAGGCTAACATCGTCGAGTATGCCAACAACATGACGACCCAGCAAATCATGAAGGCTGAGGACGAGATGCTGTACAATGGCTTCGACCTGCTAATCGACGACTGGCAGAAGGCCAATGGCAACAAGACCGACAATGTCATCCAGCTTGCTTCCAACAAGCTCACTCTGGACGACCTTGTCGATGCAGAAGCTCAGATTGCATCCCAGCAGCTGGAAGCCAAGTGCATCATCGCCAACCCAGCTGATGTCATGGACATCAAGCGTTGGGACGCCCTGACTACTGGCATGGCGTTCAAGGAGGACTACTTCGCTGGTTACCCTGTCCTCACCTTCGGCACTTGGAACATCCTCCGTTCCGTGACTGTGCCACGTGGCACCATCTACGTGACTGCAGCCCCTGACTTCGTGGGCGTATTCAGCACCATCTATGGTCTTGAGTCGACCGATGATGTCACTGGTGCTAACAAGTTCCTGATTCGCACCATCATGGACGAGCTTGTCTCCGAGGTGCTTATCAACCGCAACGCAGTTGTCAAGCTGAAGAAGGCCTGACATACAAAGCAAAAACATGGGTGGGCAGGCAGCATATACATTGTTCTATATTTATGATATAATAGATATAGATGGGATAGATGGTATATGACTTCTGCCCATCCCCATATTTTTATTCTTGTTTAGGAGGACATATGGTCAACATAATTGCTAGCCGCCATAAGGCTGGAGTTCCACGCATCAAGGACAATGGCGACTACGAGCTGCACTACCATGCACAAAACTTCCGGTACCAACCATGGCGTACACAGATGCAGGCGACTAACATCTTCCCTGTGGACACATTGCATTTCCCAAATGGGCAATGGTACTGGGCTAGGATTGTACGGAAAGTCGATGATGATGGTACGACTGTCGAAGGCGACCTGTATTTGTTCGACCCAGGCTTCAAGATGAGTGACTACGATGCTGGCAAAGCATATGGCAAGTGGGCTGAAGTCTATAACTACGATGGAGACATATGGGCTTACATTGGCTCCGAAAATATGAACGACGCCATATACGGCGGGGACGTAGTTGACAGCTACGAAACAAATGGCATCGACAATGGTGTCGCATGGGTCAACAGGACCATGCTCGACTTTGTGAACACTACGGCTAGCCGTCACAAGGCTGCAGCACCAAAGCTTGAAGGCAACGCATCCAACAACTATGGTTGGAATGATTTGTACTACACTGCACAGGACTTCGATAGCAAGCCTTGGAAGCGGCAGATGCAGGCGACTAACATCTTCCCTGTGGATACATTGCATTTCCCCAATGGCCAGTGGTACTGGGCAAGGAAAGTCCTAAAGGATGGTGACTTCGTACAGGAAGGCGATATGTACCTGTTCGACCCAGGTTTCGCGCCAGACGACAATGCCGCAGGCGAAGCTAGAGGCAAATGGGGCGAAGTGGACTTCTACGAAGGCTGTGGCAGTGCAGCAATAGGCGATAACTCTGGCATCGGTGGTCCAGGCCCATATGACAAGGACGAATACGATTACTTGGATGAAATTGGTAGCGTTGACGAAGGTGTCAATTGGGTCAACAACACAATGCTGGAGCTAGTGCGAAAGTAGGTTGCAACCAAT